TTGGTCCTTGGATTGACTTCAAAGGAGTGGATTTCCTGGGATCTGTGTCGGGGATGTTTATGATGCCCCCGTTTATATTCGGTATTTTGTATTTATTGCTCAGACTTTTGTTGTCGAAAATTGATGAAGGAGATTATGGGTCGGCCACCCCTCAACTATCAATGGAACCATCCGCAGGTATGTTGTCTTCTGGTATGGAGGGCGCTTGCGGGGATTCGGATTCGGTCGACGCTCAAGGAGATCCTGCTTGTGTCGATATACCGGCAACAACCGATGTTTGTGCCGAAGATGAATAAGTAAAACATCGTGTATTGTATTTTAACCCGGTTAAAATATAAATTATAAGTATTTATTAAGAGGATAAAAGTATGGCATCTGGACTAGCAGTTAAATTACCTCTGGTAACCGACAACACTTTTGGTGCATATAACTTAATTACCGACTATACGTCACTAATAAAGCAAAACCTAAAAATGTTGATTTTGACCAACCCGGGCGAAAGAATGATGGATATAAATTTTGGAGTCGGGCTGCGCCGTCGAATATTTGAACAACACATCGGCTCCACTTATGCAGAAATTGATAAAGACATTCGAAGACAGGTCAAGAGATATCTGCCGTTTGTAGAAGTAGAAAAGATAAACTTCATGACACCAGAAAATAGTCCAGATCTTTTTCCGCACAGATTAACGGTGCAGGCATATTTCGTAATCATCCCTCTACAGCTGAATACGCTTTTAGAAATTGATGTTCAAAATATGGCAGCCTAATTATTTGGCAGGTATAAAAGATGACAAAAAAGATTGTACCAATAGATTACACTAATAGAGATTTCGACTCTATTAGAGAAGCGTTAGAGAATTTTACCAAGAGATACTATCCAAATACCTATCGAGATTTTAATCAAGCGTCCTTTGGCTCTCTCATGTTGGACACAGTTGCCTATGTAGGTGATATTCTATCTTTTTATTTAGATTATCAAGTAAATGAAAGTTTTTTGGACAGTGCCATAGAATATTCCAACGTCCAGCGAATCGCCCGGCAACTTGGATTTAAGTCAAGCACCAACCCGTCATCTCATGGAATCTTGACATTTTATATTGAAATACCCTCCTCGACCACAGGCTTGGGCCCAGATACGTCTCTGAATCCAATTTTACAGGCAGGCTCTGTATTCGGTTCTTCGGGTGGCGGGATGTATACCCTTTTAGACGATGTTGATTTCACCGACCCCGCGGCTCAAATAGTTGTTGGCTCGAGCGACCCCACTACCGGCAATGTGCTTACCTATGTAGTCCGTGCGGTTGGCAGAGCGGTCTCCGGCCGCGGCGGGGTGACAAGAATAGAGTTGGGATCTTTTAAAAGATTTCGTAGGGTAAGTTTAGGAAAGATAAACCTAAGTGATATTATCAAAGTAACCGACATAGAAGGAAATGAATACTTTGAAGTCGATAATTTATCACAAAATATAATTTACAAAGCAGTCAGGAATACCACAGCAACCAGAAGCACTGTCCCTAATATTTTGAAAGCGGTCCCCGTTGCTAGAAGATATGTGTTGGAAACAGTTGATGGTGAAACCTTTTTACAATTTGGCTACGGCTCAACTGATAATAATTTGACAAATCCGGTCGTCGACCCCACAGAAGTGGTGTTGGACTTAAGTGGTAGAAATTATACAACAGATCTGGAATTCGATCCAACAAAATTAATAAGCACGGATAAGTTTGGGATTGCTCCCTCAGATACTACTTTAATAATAGAATATCGTTTTAATACGACTCAAGACGTGAATACAGCAACCAATACGATTTCAGACGTTATTGAAGGAAATTTTAAATTTGCGAATCAAGGAGCCCTATCTCCCGTTAAAAGAGACGTGGTCATTGGTTCCTTGGAAGTGAGTAACGAAAATCCATTTGTGGGGGATGTCTCTCTTCCCTCATCGGAAGAAATTAAACAAAGAGCATACGGTTATTTTGCTACACAGAATAGGGCCGTGACGGCGCAAGATTATCAAGCGCTAACGTACAGCATGCCAGCCAAGTATGGGGCGATTAAGAGATGTGCCGTTGGCAAAGACGCGGATGAGTTTAAACGAAACATTAATTTGTATGTTATATCAGAAACAAGCACGGGTAAATTAACTTTGGCTAATGTCACATTAAAAACAAACCTTAAGAACTGGCTTCTTCAACACAAAATGATTAGTGATACGATAGACATTTTAGATGCCAGAATAGTTAATTATACTCTTCATTATGAGGTAATGCCAACTCTCAACTCGAATCGTTTTGAAGTTATTAATCAATGTAATAGGGCAGTAGCGAAAGAATTTACAACTATTTTAGATATCGGAGAACCGCTTTTGTTGAGCGATCTGTATAGAGTTTTACAGCCAGTTCCTGGTGTTCTAGACGTTATTTCGGTGGAGGCAAGACTTGCGGACGGACCCCTATATTCTGTTTCAAGTTATGATTTTGACGCGGCTTTATCGGCAGACGGAAGAATGGTACTCGCCGATAAAAATGTTATTTTTGAGCTAAAATATCCTAATCTTGATATTAAAGGATCTGTTAGGTAAATGTCAATTCTAAGATATACGGCCAGTGCTGATACAACTATTGCTAACGCCTTCGAAGCAAACCTTTCTACTCGCGGAACTGGATCTAATATGGGTTATGCCGATTCGCTTGAAATATTTTCTATCTATGGACAAAAATCCGGATCAGCCCTGGGACAATCTCAGGAACTTTCCCGTGCGCTTATTAAATTTCCCACAACAAAGATGTCCTCCGACAGGACCGCGGGGACGCTTCCAGTTTCTGGCAATGTTTCATTCTATCTAAAAATGCATAATGCACGCCACCCCTTTACATTACCACAGAATTTTAATTTAGTTGTAGCTCCTGTATCTAGATCGTGGTCAGAGGGCTCGGGCCTCGATATGGAAGAATATCAAGATATTGGTTCTGCAAATTGGATTAAATCTGGCGATAACACCACTTGGACATCCATCGGGGGCGATTATTTAGCAACTTCAAATTATAATGTGTCGTTTCCGCAAGGCTATGAAGACATTGAGTTGGATGTAACACAAATAGTGGAACAGTGGATGGGAGGTGCGGTTAGTAATAATGGGTTTGGCATTAGATTGACAGCCAGTCAAGAGGGGTACTATTCTAGTTCTACTGGCCAGAATACCTCTGTTTTAATACATAATGCCGGTGGAGCGACTGAATCATATTATACAAAGAAGTTTTTCTCGCGCTCAACCGAGTTTTTTTTCCGGCGCCCAGTAATCGAGGCGCGCTGGAATTCGTCTGTTCGTGATAGGAGAGAAAACTTTTATTATTCTAGCTCTTTGGCTCCGGCCACTGATAACTTAAATACCTTATATTTATATAATTATATTAGAGGCCGCTTAGTCGATATACCTGCAGTTGGACGTGGCTCAATTTTGGTATCTTTGTACTCTGGCTCTGCCGCGGCTCCAACCAGCTCGGCACTTGTATTGTATGATGGCAACACTAATATAACGGGTGGGTGGGTTAGCACTGGAATCTATTCTGCATCCATGGCAATTACTGCCGCGGCAACACCCTTGCAAGTATTGCTCGATGTTTGGCATGCCGGAGCCACAGAGTACTCTACTGGCTCAATTTATCCGGAGAAAATGCCCACTTATAGTTCAGCGCCGACATTTAATAAGGTGACAAACATCAAAAATCTTAGAAAGTCTTACTCTACTGAAGAAAAGGCAAGATTTAGATTATTTATTCGTGACAAAGATTGGAGCCCAACGATTTATACAGTCGCAAAGTCAGTCAATCCAACCGATATTATTGAAAGCGGAGCGTATGCCATATCAAGAGTTACAGATAACTTGCGCGCCATTTCATATGGAACGGGCAGCGACCTACAGACTTTGATGTCGTACGACGGCAACGGCAATTATTTCGACTTAGAAATGTCTTTATTGGAGTCTGGATATATGTACCAGATTAATCTAGCATATTATAATGACTCAATTTCTACTTGGGTGGAACAACCTTATACGTTTAAATTTAGAGTTGAATAGTAATTAGGATATGAGCTTTAAAACTTTATTTGATAAAGCCAACGCGGCCTCATCTTTATCCAATAAATCTGCACAGGATATCGGTGCAGAAGTTGAATCTGTTGGATATCACACAGAGGACATGAAAAAAGAAGCGCGGTTTATTCCGCGTGTAGACTTTTCAAGGCCAGAAAATTTTGCTCGTTATGGGTCCGCAGAAGAGTATTATCAACAATCGCTCGAGCGCATATGGGAAACGTATCCATATGATGGTTCTCTAAAAGAAAAATTGCAGTGGGAAAATGATTCTACTGAGATAGATCTTCATATTTTTGATAATTTATATCCTCGCACTAATGGATATATTAATTTTTCTGCTAAAGGGTGGGGATCCCTTCAGGGCTCGAAGAGGGATGGCTATGGTCTCTCGGACGGTAGAGAGTACATCTATTTTAAGGGAGGCCCACACCCCAGTACTGACAGTACAACATCCTTATCGACAAAATTTACGGGATCAAATTATTATGAGCCAGACGCCAATCGCGCCAGTAATCTACATTTTGATCTTAAGAATAAAGGCACTACAGTTGAGTTTTGGCTTAAAAAAGAGCGGTTCGATCCCGACTCAACAGAAAAAGAAGTCATTTTCGATCTTTGGAATGGTGAAGCCCCCGGATCCTCAGACTATGGAAGGTTTAGAATTGAATTAACGGGCGCCACCGATGGGGTTGGTCCGTTTAGAGTTACAGTAATGTCGGGCACTACAGGAGTTATCAACGCTTCAGTTGCCGCTACTGCCTTTACTACCGCTTCAGTTGCCGACAATGCATGGCACCATTATGCGCTTTCTTTGAAGACACCCCAGTCCACCACCGCCCAGAAATCGGTTCTATTTGAGGCGGCCTCAGAAGATAGAATCGAGATCGGCGCCTGGAATTCTCTCATCGGCGGCGCCACTGTCGCAGCGCGCCCATTTACGATCTCGGCTTGGGTGTATATAGACCCCGCTATAAGCGAAACAAGTGCTCATATATTTTCCTTTTCTTATAATCGGCGTCTTTCTTACAACGTCTCTACTGGAAAATTTGAATTTGTTGTAAAAGGCGGCACGACAACAACTGCGACCACCACCAATAAATTTTCTAAGGGTCGCTGGCACCATGTATTAGCCACCTATAGCGGGGGAAGCACCCATGGCGATGGCCTAGGAACGATGAAAATATACGTTAATGGTGTTGATGAGACTAGCACTTCAACAACTTACACTGGCGCTTTGGCCATTGGTACGACGAGTTATATTGGAGGTTATGTTATCACCGGCAACAACTTCTGGGATGGGTATATTGATGAGGTAACCATCTGGAGCGCGGTGCTAACCGCTGCCGAAGTTACCGCCGTTTATAATAATGGCATACCCAGCAGCCCCATGGCCACCGGGATGCCCTCTTCCCTTCTATCATGGTATCAGATGGGAGACAATGCCAATGATAGTCTTGATGGTACCACTTCCGCCTCGTCGACTAATAAGATTGTTGATAAAAAAGGCGGCAGGGACGGATATTCTGATAATGGCTCTATGGCTGCAAACCAAATCGTTTCTTATTGGGCAGCGAGTAGCTCGCTTAAGACAAAATTTTATGTCGATGGCAACTTAAATAAAGAGGATCTTTTTAGTACTGGCCTGTTTAGCCTTGATTCTTCTAACATTAACGAGGTTTCGGGCGCCCTTCGAGCATACATCGGCGCATTAATTACATCTCCATCCGCGTCCTCGGCACCACAGTATGCAGGAAAATTATCTGCTTCGTTGGATGAATTTCGTTATTGGAAAGCTCAAAGAAGTTCAAAAGATATTGGGCGCTTTTGGTTCGACCAAATTGGTGGGGGTACCAATACCGATCCCGAACCATTTACAGACACACAAATATCAGTTAATACTAATTTAGGAGTTTATTTTAAATTTAACGAAGGCATTGTGGGCAACACATCGACAGATAGTATTGTATTAGATTATTCAGGCCGCGTTTCTAACGGCGCCTGGACTGGATATAGTGCTGGGTCTCGTAATACTGGGTCTGCTATTGTGGAGTCAAGCGCGGCAACAAAAGAATTTAAAGATCCCATAATCTATTCCGGACACACAGACGTAGTAAATCTTCAGAATAGTTTGAGTATATCTGGCTCCGATCACGATGTTGGCAATAATGCTTTAATTTACAACTCAATTCCTACCTGGATAACAGAAGAAGACACAGCCGGCCAGAAACATTTAAAACAATTAACTCAGATAATGGCAAGTTACTTCGACACCTTGCATCTCCAAATTGAATCATTGAACAGCCTGAAGGATGTGCAATATGTAAGCGGCAGCGACAAACCCCTTCCTTTTGCGGCAAAATTATTAGATTCTCATGGGTTCATATCCCCAGAAATATTTTTAGATGCTGATGTTCTGGAAAAACTGGCCGATCGAAGTGAAGATCGTTTATACGATAAATCCCTATCTGATATCAAAAATATTATTTATCAAAACATATACAATAATTTAACATTTATTTATAAGTCAAAGGGCACAGAAAAATCATTTAGAAATCTTATTCGTTGTTTTGGTATAGATGATGAATTAATAAAACTTAAGCTTTATGCCAAAAATACAGACTTTGAATTTAGAGAAAACCGCAGAATATTGTCGGTTGCCAACAAGTTTGTTAATTTTAACACAGGATTAAATACTAATGCAACTGTCTTTTCTTTCAAAGAGAGTGGCAACCCGGATACCACAGGTATTATACCAGAAGTTGCAGCATTAACTGACGGCTTTGCATTTACATTAGAAACAGACCTCTTTTTCCCCAAAAAGCGTGAAATAACAAATCCTGCATATTTTAATACTAATGTTATCTCATCTTCTTTGTTTGGCATACACGGTACCCTAGATGCTGCAACCGCATCGACTGATACTACATGGCCCGTTGCGTTTTCCACTTCATCTTGGACAACAAATGAGGCGGTTAATTTTCAAGTGTATGCAGTCAGGGACGAGCTTAAGTCTAGAAATGTTAGGTTTGTTTTAACAGGTACCGCCGGCGGAGAAGTTCCTCGTCTTGAGTCGGACTTGTATGAAGATACATATAATGATGTAAATTGGAACTTGTCTGTTCGAATAAAGCCTGAGAATTATCCTTTAACAACATTAAAAAATACCTTTAATACTGGACACTATACAGTTGAACTTCACGGAATTAAGGCTCAATCGGGTGAGATAACAGACACCTTTACCATATCCGGATCTGTTCTATCTGCAAGTAATAGCTTTATTACGGGAAGTCGTCGAGTATTCGCCGGCGCGCATAGAACAAACTTTACTGGCGCAGTTTTACAATCTAGTGATGTAAAACTGGAGGCATGTCGTTTTTGGCTTGATTATGTTGAAGACACAGCATTACGTAATCACGTTTTAGATTCTGAAAACCATGGCCCGCTGCAGCCATCGGAATACGCTTTCCCGTTTGAAGTTAGCGGCGCCTACAACGATCTCAAAAAAGCAGATACCCTAGCCTTTAACTGGGAGTTTAGTGCCAATACAGGGTCCAACGCATCTGGCGAATTTATTATTGCTGATGAAACGTCGGGCTCGGCCACTATAGCTAATAATAGATTTGGCGTCTTAGGACCAATCGTTGGCAAACAATATAGTGGCAAAGGCTATGGCTTCGAGGCTTCATCTACTTCGCCCATTTCTAAAGAGTCTGTGGTTGTTTCAAGATTAAATGAATTGGAAACGATCGCCCCGGCAGAAATGATCAGTGTTCTCAGCACCGAAGACCAGCAAGTATTTAAGATTGATTCCCGCCCGGTAAATTATTTTTTCTCTTTTGAGAAAAGCATGTATAACACAATCAGTGAAGAGATAGTAAATTATTTTGGCACTTTAAAAGATTTTAATAATGTTATTGGATCCCCGGTTGAGCGTTTTAGAGGACGGTATAAGTCCATGGGGGTACTCAGGCAAAGGTTTTTTGAAAAAATTAAAAACGATGAAATTGATTTTGATAAATTTTATGAATTTTATAAATGGTTTGATTCGTCACTCTCCTTTATGCTCGGCCAGTTGGTACCGGCGTCGGCCGATTTTGCTGAAAATGTTCGTACGATTGTCGAAAGCCACGCTTTAGAGAGGAATAAATATCGAAACAAAGCTCCCTTTTTAGATAAAGAATCCACAGTGTTCGAAACAAATCTCTTTAGCAACGTTGATTACGGGGAAGCCGTTTCATCTCCGGATGATGATGCCCAAGGTACGGGATTTTATCCTCCTCAGGCCCCGAGCCGCCGCGTTGCTGGTCTATCTACCGCAGGGTATGTCGATAAATGGAAATATGTTCATGCACCACCAGACGCTAGTCAAGATGAAAAATATCTTTGGTGGAAACACAAAGCCGAAAAAGAGTGCAATACAGGCCTCTGGGGCGACGGCGACATTCGAGTCTGCGAATCTCGAACCAAAATAGCCGATACCATGGCCAGCGCCGATGCACGAGAAAAGGCAAGATGTTATAGATTTTCAGTCGCTGGAAACTACTCTTTAGGTGGCGTCGGCTTGTCGTTTAACAAAAGGCCTAATTTTGTTTT